GTAGACGTGGTTTATATAATTATCTAATTGTTTGTGATGCAACAAATAATACACCACAAATGATTGATGCACACCAATTCGAAGCTGATATTTATTTACAACCAGCTAAATCTATTAATTATATTCAATTAAATTTCATTGCTACTCCTACTGGAGTAGATTTCACTGAGATTGTTGGTCAATTCTAAGAAAGGTTTTAAGGAGATACTATTATGGCAAGAAGTATTACAGGGTTTCGAGCAGCCTTAACCGGATCTGGTACCAGACCCAATCTATTCCAAATCGTTTTACAATTTCCTAGTTTAGTTACTGGAGTGGGGGCTGCAAGTGGATTAGTTACACTTTTAGCCCAAACAAGTTCGTTACCAGCGGATAAATTAGGTGAAATTGAAGTACCATATATGGGTCGTAAAACTTACTATCCTGGTGATCGTGAATTTGATCCTTGGACAGTAACAATTATGAATGATGAAAACTTCTTAATCAGAGATGCATTTGAACTTTGGTTAAGTGCATTAAATGCCCATGTTGCTAACATTCGTAGTAATGCAGCGGCTACTCCTGCGGCTTATTGTGTGGATGCTTATGTTCAACAATATTCAAAGTTAGATGTTCCTACTATTAAACAATATAAAATGAATGGAGCATTTCCAACTGAAGTAGGTGCAATGGAACTTGATTGGGGAACAAACAACACAATTGAAAAGTTCCAATGTACATTTCGGTACCAATGGTGGGATGCTGTATCTGTTAATGGTCCTACAACTGATGGAGATGCTGGTCCTTTGAACGGATAATTAATCCGAATAAATAGATAAAGAGGGGAGATTAATCTCCCCTCAAAATAGGATATCATGGCTAAACATCAACACCATTCTGAAGAAACAAAATTAAAAATGAAAGCCCCTCATAAAAAATATTTAGAAAGTGTGAATCATAATGGCTAAAAATTATTTAATGGAGGCATTTCGGTTATTGGGATTTCAGATAGGAACTCAAAATCCTATCCAAAAATACAAATCATTTGCTATCCCAGCTAATGTAGATGGTGCCTCACAAATTGCCTCTGGTGGAATTTATGGAACTTATGTAGATTTAGAAGGTACAGCTAAAAACGAAGCTGAATTAATTACTCGGTATAGAGACATGGCCATGCAACCAGAGTGTGACCAAGCAATAGAAGATATTATTACTGATGCAGTTGTCCAAGAAGATAATCGTCCTGCATTATCAATTAATTTAGAACAATTAGAACAACCTGAAAGTGTCAAAAAGCAAATACATGATGCTTTTGATGAAATTCTTAAACTTTTGAATTTCAATGAAGATGGTATGGAAATTTTTAGACGGTGGTATGTTGATGGACGTTTATTTTATCATATATTAGTTGATCCAGATACACCACAAGAAGGTATTAAGGAACTAAGATATTTAGATCCTAGAAGAGTTCGTAAAATCCGTGAAATTAAAAAGAAATTAGGTGAAGGTGGAGTTGAAATTGTAGATTCTATTTTAGAATATTACCTTTATAATGAACGTGGAATTGTTAATGTTGAAGCAACAACGGCAATTGGAGTTAAAATTGCTCCTGATGCCATTTGTTATGTTCATTCTGGTTTAATTGATAGTACACGGAATATGGTTGTAAGTTATTTGCATAAAGCAATTAAACCACTCAATCAATTACGTGCAATGGAAGATGCTCATGTTATTTATCGGTTAAGTCGTGCGGCTGAACGTAGAGTATTTTATATTGATGTTGGTAATATGCCAACTAACCGAGCAGAAGCTTATATTAAAGTTATTATGAATGACTTCCGTAATAAATTAGTATATGATTCTGATACAGGAAATGTTAGAGATGACCATAAATTCTTATCGATGCAAGAGGATTTTTTCTTACCAAGACGTGAAGGTGGACGAGGAACTGAAGTAACAACTTTACCTGCTGGAACTAATCTTGGACAAATTGAAGATATTATGTATTTCCAGGAACGGTTATATCAAGCTTTACATGTTCCTAAATCACGTTTAAAATCTGATGGTGGTTTTGGTGTTGGTCGTGAAGCTGAAATTTCAAGAGATGAAGTTAAATTTTCAAGATTTATTGTAAAACTTCGTAAAAGATTCGATCATTTAATTAAAGAACTTTTGAAAATTCAATTAGAATTATGTGGAGTTATTACTAAAGATGAATGGGGAGATTTTAGAGATAATATAACTATTGCTTATCAAAAAGATTCGGTCTTTACTGAAGCTAAAGAACAAGAAATTTGGACAAAAAGACTTCAATTATTAACTATGATTGACCCAGAATCTCCTGTTGATAGATATTTTTCAAGAGAATGGATATTCAAGAATGTATTAATGTTAGATGAAGATCAAATTGAAATTATGAAAGACCAAATTAAAAATGAAAAACCTGAAGTTGATGACGAAAAAGAAAGAATCGCTTCTTTAGAATCTGGTGTATTTGAACAGGAACCTCCACCAGCACCTAAAAAATCAAAATCGGAGAAAAATAAATAATGAAAACAAAAATTTATGGGGCATTTGGGCAATTACATGCCAAAAGAAATTATACACAAGAAGAATTGGATAAAACAATTCATGGGTTAGAAGCTGAAGTTGATATAATGGAAATTATACCCGAAATTTTAAAAGAAGTGAAAATACTAAAGATTAATTGGAATTTAGAATAGGAGAATATATGACACCAAAATCCGTTAAAAATATAGTTCTCTCTTGCGAGAATCAGGCACCGTATTCTCTAATCAGTAATGTAGATGAAATTCTTACTGAAAAAGTAACGAAAGCCTACAATAAGAAAAAGAGAGAATTAAATTCGAAAGTTTTAACAGAAGGAAAGAAATTATTATTGGAACCTGAAAAAGATAAAGATCCATATGAATCTTATGAACCTAAGGTCCGTGAAGCTATTGATTATACTGTGGAAAGTGTATTAGAAAATAATCTCGAATTAGAAAATACTATCCAAATGGCTGCTAAACAATATGGAATTAAAGAAGAATCTTTAAGAGAATATTTTAACACCTTTCTTGGAGAAACAACAAGAACTGAAATTAGGGTAGATAGTACTAAATCAAATGACCAAGATTCACAAAGTGGAAAAGGTTTACGGGATGATGAAGATACTAATAAACGCGTTCGTTATGAATCAGTTTTAGTACTTAAAGATGGACATAGAATGGTTTTAAATGAATCTATAATTAAAAAAATAGATACAGTAATGGAAAATTTAACAGAAGATAATTTAAAATATTTTGTAGACCTTTTAACAGGTGATAAAACACATTTCCTTAAAGCTGTAGACTTTTGCCAAAGAATGGTAAATGACTAAATATTAATTGGAGATCTATATGGTTAAAACAGATATAATTACAGCTATTGAAAATAAAGATTATTTAAGATCTACTGAATTATTAGAACGGTCATTGTATCAAAAGGCTGGAGTTATTTTAGAAGAGAAAAAGAAACAAGTAGTTGCTAAAACTTGGAAAGCAATTGATACTCTTCCAGGTTCAGATGAAAAAGCAAAATTAAATGCATCTCGGCGCAAGGCTTTTAAAGATAAAATGAAGCACCTAAAACATGGTGAAAATAAAGAGCAACACGAGGATGCGAAGGCGGGTAAGTAATGTATCCTTATACTCACGTGGTAAATTTAACGGTTACTACTGCCGGTACTTCCGGATTAGCTAGTGGTGGATCAGCCGGTGCATATAGTGCATTTATGGCTGGTACAAGTGGAGTTATAGTTATTCAAACCATTTATGGGGAAACTGCGGGACTTACTGTTGAACCTGGATTCATTTATCCTATTGAGATCCTGTATCTATTATCTTCCAGTGCCGGTACGATTGTAGGATTAAAATAATATGTCTAAAATCATTTTAAATGGTGTTGAAATGGACATGCTAATTGAGGCATGTGATGAATTTCAATTCATAAAAGAAGATCTTAATGGTAAGACCTACCGTATGATTGAAGGTGTATTTTTACAACAAGAAATAGTTAATAAAAATAAACGTAAATATCCAAAATCGATTATGGAACCAGAAGTAATCCGTTATGTAAATGAAATGGTTCTTAAAAATAGAGCAGTTGGAGAATTAGGACATCCTGATGGTCCTACAGTAAATCCTGAAAGAGTTTCACATAAAATTATTTCACTTATAAAAGATGGTGATAATTATATTGGAAAAGCAAGAATTTCTAATTCACCATTTGGAAAAATTGTTCAAAATTTTTTGGAAGAAGAAATCCTTTTTGGAGTATCTTCAAGAGCAGTTGGAACACTTCGGCGTACAAATGGTATTGATATGGTTCAAGGTGATTTCCATTTAGCAACTGCGGCAGATATTGTTATGGATCCATCTGCACCTGATGCATTTGTTAGAGGTGTAATGGAAAATAAAGAATACATTTTTGCTGATGGATTAATTCAAGAAGCAAATTTAGATAAATGGAAAAAAGCTATTAAATTAGCTTCAGAAAATTCTTTACATGAAGTTAGTTTACAAGTTTATAAAGAATTCTTAACGGAAATAGATGACCGTTTTAAGATATAGATTTTTATAAATATGGATAAGAGATATTTATCCATTAATTTTGATTAATAGTCGAGGAGACATAGAATGAAATCCTTTAACGAAAAATTGGACGCGATCCTCAGCAAAAAAAAGACCGTATTGACAGAATCAGAAGAACGTTATGGTACCAATAGTCCTACACAAGTAAAACCTGAAAAGGGTGAAGA